CCATGGTGTTATTCAATCGCGCTGGGCCGCTGGGCAAGCCGGTCGACGGCTACTCGCCTGCTCTGACCGGCGCGGTGCGGGACTGCACCTTGCAAGGGCTGTGCTGTCGACGGCGCGCGGTAAACGGCATCCCAAGCGCCGTGAACATGGCGCAGCTCGCAGCGGTGAAGCGGTTGCAGCTGGCCGCATACGCATGGCCGCTGCGTCGACACTACGGTGCCGCTGACGTGGCCGACAAGTTGCATCGCAACTACCATCACGGGTGGGAGGTGTACTCCGACGACATCTCAGCGTTTGACAAGAGCGTCGCACAAACACACCAGACGGAGATGGACGAGGAGATCTACGCACGTGTACTAGGCAGACAGACAGTCCAGATGAAGCAGTGGGCTCGCCACCTGCCACTGTTGTCTCCCCCTCTGGCCACCGACATGGCAGCCTTCGCATACAAACGCGTAGGGACGACCGCGTCCGGGGATCTGACAACGGCTCTAGACGGGACGTTCATCAATGAGGCACGCATCTTGCACTGTGTCGCCCGCGCGAGCGGGCGGTCGTTGCGAAACACATGGGACGCACTGGGCTCATCCTGGTACTACCTGGTGCTCGGAGACGACACGGTGCTGATGTGGGCGAAGGGGTTCGCCAAGCCCGAACTCTACGTACAGGCCTCTGAGAGCTTGGGCTACACGTCGAAACTGCAACACGGGGCCGTCTTCCTCATGCACCTGCACGATCCAGCGACAGGAGCGTGGACACCACTGGCGTCCAGGGTGCTCCAGCAAACACTGTTCAACGAGTACGGGGGGGGCAGTTCCGCCTTGGAAGCGTTCGCTTTTATCAGCCGCACGCCACAGGCCTTCTGGACGGTGAACCCCTGGGCTGCGTACGTGGGGCGGTTGCTGGCAGACACCGGCTGCTTCAGAGAATGGCGAGTGCACCCACGGACGGCGGCGAACCTCTTACGCAACTACGCGTTCCTGAGCCAAGTGACCGAGGACGCAAAGCGTACTCCATACGCACGGGAACGCTTCAAGGGAGCGGCCTCTGCGTTGGACTTATCACCTCACGACCTAGTGAGTGAGGCGGCTGCACGTCTACTGCGCAGCGCCGAGGCGCCGTTACCACAGCTAGAGCCGAGCGACGCGGCCGACGCCGCTCGGAGCCTGGCATCATTCATGGCCGTGCCTGTGGCAGAACGGAAAAGCCGCGGCATGCTGCGTCCGCATTTCACGAGCGACGAGGCGGAGGCGTACTACACCTACATCACCACAGGAGAATACGAAGATGGACACGACGACGAGTAGCG